GCTTCATGGGACTGAATACTCAAGACTCGTCAGTCTCTTTAGAGGCTGGCTATGCTACCGTGGCTAATAACTGTGTCATTGATAAGTTTGGTCGTATTGGTGCTCGTAAGGGATGGACTCTATCTCATGCCTTTAACGATGACTTAAGTACTGCTGACATTAAAGCCATTGGTGAGTTAATTGACAATGCTGGTAACTCATACATCATTGCAGCTGGTAACAATAAACTATTCAAGCTTGTAGGTTCTACTCTTACATTATTGACATACGGAGGTGGTGGTACAGCTCCTACCATTACAGACAGCAACTGGCAGATGGCTCCCTTAAATGGTGTGTTATACCTATATCAAGCTGGACATAACCCACTGGTGTTTGACCCTGCTGTCAGTACAACTACTTTTAGACGTGTCTCTGAGAAGAGTGGTTATGTAGCAACTGTACAGAATAACAACTGTGTAATCAGTGCTTATGGTCGTACATGGAGTGCTAACAATGCAACCTCTAAGAGTACTGTACAGTTCTCAGACTTACTATCTGGTCATGTCTTGAGTACTGGTACAGCTGGTACTTTAGATGTAGCTCAGGTGTGGCCTAGTGGTGCAGATGAGATTGTAGCCTTAGCAGCTCACAATAACTTCTTAATTATCTTTGGTCGTAGACAGATATTGGTATATTCTAATGCTACTGACCCTAACAATATAACACTATCAGATGCTATTACAGGTATGGGCTGTGTAGCTAGAGACTCAGTAGTAGCCACTGGTAGTGATGTTATCTTCTTGTCTGACTCAGGTGTACGTTCACTGATGCGTACCATTCAAGAGAAGTCAGCACCTATGCGAGACATCAGTGCCAATGTACGTGATGACTTAGTACTTGAGATTAGTCTAGAGACTGCAGCTGACATTAAAGCTGTGTACTCAGATAAGGAAGCTTTCTATCTGTTGTCTTTACCAACTCGTCAGTTAGTGTACTGCTTTGACATGAGAGCACCACTACCTAATGGAGCTAACAGGGTTACAACATGGGATGGCTTAGTTCCCACAGCATTTAAGTATACTCGTAACAGAGACTTATTAGTGGGTGAGACTAGCTACATTGGTAAGTACGATGGCTACAAAGACAATGCTAACTCATACTTGATGAGATACTTTACTAACTTCTTTGACTTCCAGTCACCTACTGTGATTAAGATTATGAAGAAGGTAGGCGTAACAGTTATTGGTGGTCAGGGTTATCCAGTCACTTTAAAGTTTGGCTTTGATTACAGTGACATCTTGAACACACGCCAGTTTGATTTAGCCAATGCAGCCATTGCTGAATACAATATAGCTGAATACAACATTGGTGAGTATGGTGGTTCAGCCTTTGACAATAAAATTATTAACATTGGTGGTTCAGGCAAGGTTATTCAGCTGGGCTTTGAAACTACAGTGTTTAATAAGTCAATATCCATTCAGAAACTTGATGTCTACGTTAAGACAGGGAAGACACGATAATGAGTAACTATACTAAAGCAACTAACTTTGCAATTAAGGATAGCCTGAACACAGGTAATCCAAGCAAGATCATTAAAGGTACTGAGATTAACACTGAGTTTGATAACATTGCATCAGCAGTGACTTCTAAAACAGATGCTAACAACGGTGCTCTTACTGGAACAACCACTGCAGTGAATCTTACTGTCTCTGGTACTTTAACAGCAACTGTGGACGGAGGCACGTACTAACATGGCAGATCCTATTGATTGGACAAGTTTACTTGGAACCCTTGGCTCTAGTGCTGTAGGTGCTGTAGGCTCTAACTACGCAGCTAACCAAGCAGCTAATGCAGCTACTCAGTCAGCACAACAAGCTGCACAGATGGCTCAATTCAGACCTGTAGGAGTTACTACTAGGTTTGGTAAGTCAGGCTTTAACTATGACCCTACAACTGGTCAACTCATTGGTGCTGGCTACCAAGTAGCTCCTGATGTAGCTGGCTTACGTGAGGGTCTGCTAGGGATGGCTAGTACTGGCTTAGGTCAGGCTCAGCAGATTCAAGGTATTCAACCTAACATCAATGAGCAAGCTCGTGGTCTGTTTAACTTAGGTGCTCAGTATGTAGCTCAGACACCTCAAGCTGCAGCTCAGCAGTACATGACTCAACAGCAGCAACTGTTGGCTCCCGGTCGTGAACAACAACTGGCTCAAACTGTTAATCAGCAACAACAGCAAGGTCGTTTAGGTCTAGCTACAGGTGCAACTACAGCTGGTTACACTCAAGGTGGTCAAGGTCTAATGGCTTCTAATCCTCAACTGGCTGCTTTGTACAATGCTCGTTCAGCTCAAGATGCTCAACTGGCAGCTCAAGCTCAGCAGATGGGTCAACAACAAGCTACCTTCGGTCAGAATCTAATGACTGGTGGTCTGAACTTGTCAGGTCAAGGCTTTAACTTGCAGAATCAAGCTCTTACACCTTACACTAACTATCTGTCTGGTGCTACCAACATTGAGAATCAAGCTGCTAATGCTCTGACATACGGTCAAGGCTTAGGTTCAGCAGGAGCAGCACAGGCTCAGGCTGCAGCGAACCAATATGCAGCAGGACAGACAACTGCTAACACAGCTCAACGTGCAGCTTTGCAAGGTACTGTAGCTGGATTAACAGATCCTATCAGTCAGTTAATTAAAGGACTAGCTAACCCAGCTTCAGGGGCTGGCTACCAACAAGCTGTTAACTATGCTGCAACATCGCCTACAGGCTGGTTAGACTTCTAAGGAATAAACAATGGCAAAACAATCAATTCAAGGTTTGTTTGGAGGCATGGGTTCTCCTGAGGAAATGCAGCGTCAACTGATAGAGCAGAAGGCTGCACAGTTTGCTGAGATGGGTCAAAACCAGCAGCTTAGCTCAATGGCTTACAAAGGTGGTGCTAACTTAGGACAAGGTTTAGCTGGAGCTTTTGGAGTAGACATTCAAGATCCTACTATCCAACGTGCTACCCGTCTGCGTCAACTTGCAAGTCAGTACAATACCAATACAGCTAAAGGTCTTCGTGACATGGCGGCTGCATTGCAGTCTACAGATCCTGAGTCAGCTTTCCAGTTAACTCAACGTGCTCAAGCTATGGACATGGAAGAGGCTAAGTTAGGTTCTGAACAAGCACTTAAAACACAGCGTGAGCGTGAAAGAGCAGCTGCAGATCCTTTCCAGAAGCTGCTAGAGACAGGTAAGTATACTCCTGAAAGTCTTGCTTTATTTCAAGTGTCAGGTAAACCAGTAGACTTAAAACTTGTTGAGAAAGCTGAACCTAAACAAGCTACTTCTGAGTTTGAAAGATTAGTTGATAGTCTTCCAATTTCAGATGAAAAGAAACAATCAATGAAAGCTCAAAGAGCTACTTCTATGATGTCTGCGGATAGTTCAGGTCTTAAAGCTATTTCAGCTGAGTTGGCTCAAGCAAGATTAGATGCTTTAAAACAAGAAACAAAGCAAAAAGAAGATAAAGCTTCTGATGAAAAGAGAATGGCTATTAGTAAGCTAAGCGATGTTGAAACTGCTGTTGATACTTCTTTGGCAACAGCTGAACGAGCACTAAAACTTGCTCCGGGAACAATGCTTCAAGCTACTAATCAAGCTTTGTTTAATAACATTCCATTCTCAGATGCTAAGTCAATGAAGAATCTAGTAGGTTCTTTGAACAGTGAGAAAGCTTTGCAGACACTTGAGCAATTAAAGTCACAAAGTAGGACAGGTGCTACAGGTTTTGGAGCTTTAACAGCACCTGAACTTCAACTTATTATTGATAAGACACGTAGCTTAGACCCTACTGACAAGATGTTTAAGGAAAACTTAGCTGTTGTTGTGGACGGTTGGAGGAAAATTAGAAGCTCCTCAATGGAAAGTCGTATCAATCTTCAAGGTAAGGGAGAGAAACTTTCTACACTCAAGTCAAAGGTAGCAGCTGTTAAAGCTAAGGGATCAATGACAGCACAAGAGAAAGCTGAAATTGACGCTTTGAAAGCAGAACTAGGAGTTAATTAATGGCTAATGAATTTGACATTTCTGGTATTCCAGTAGACGGTCAGCCGCAAGTAGCACCAAAGCCAATGGAAGACCCCGGTACTTCTGTTCTAAGTCCTAACTATCGTCCTCGTAGTGCTTTTGGTGGTCAGCAAATTGGAGGAGCCATTGTAGGTATTCCCAGCACAGTGCTTGGCCCCGTAGGTTCTGCTGCAGGTTCTTTTGTTGGAGGTGCTGCAGGTGAGGCTGTTGAACAAATAGCTAGAGACGAGCCTTTCTCATTAAAACGAGTGGGTATGGCTGGTCTTGAGGAGGCTGCTTGGGATGCTGGAGGAAACCTTGTCTTAAAAGGCTTAGGTAAAACACTACGCTTTGGTGGCGATATATTAGGCTTTTCTAAGAAGGATATTCCAGATCCTAATAAAGCAGCTCAGACATTCTTGGAGAAACATGGATCTTCATTACCAGCATCAGCCCGTACAGGAAGTAATTTTGATGCAACTTTAGAGGGTCTTGTAAATACTCCAGCTACCGCTGATCTGTTTAAGAACAAGCAACAAGAAATTGCAAATGCACTACAGGCAGGTCAAAAGGATGTATTAAAGAAGTTTGCAGCTTCACCTGAGTTTGAACAAGCACTTCGTAATAATTCCTCAGCTCAAATAGCTTCTGGACAAGTTTTTCAAAACTTCATTAAAGACGGTGAAAAAGCTTTAAGTGATTCTGTAGATCCTATTTATACACGTATCTTTTCTTCAGCTCCTAAGAGTAACTTAATTGAGACAACTACTGGAGGAGCTCCCCAAGTAAATATGTTCTCAATTAAGAATTGGGCTAATTCAGAACTTAAAGATCCTCAAGCATTGACAGCAGGTCAACGTTCAATATTAAATGAAATGAAAGCTCTTCCACCAACTGTGGACTTCTTTACACTTCATAAGATGCGCTCACGTTGGTTAGCTGAGAATCGTGACAAGTATGCTTCTATGGGTTCTGAGAAAGATTCTAGAGCCTCTGGTACTATTTCAGGTGTTATTAAACAGTTTGATGATGCTTTGGACTTTTCAGCTGGAAGAACACTTCCTCCTGAGTTACTTAAAGAATATCGTACAGTAACTGAATCATATCGAAAAAGTATTCAAAGTTTTCAATCAGATACTATAAATGCAGCAATGATTAAACGTCCAGAAGAGGTAGGTTCTTACCTTTTTGCTAATGGTAATGAAACAACCATTAAAGATGTTTATAAAGCACTGGCTACAGCAGGTAATTTAAATAAGAAGTCTTCTGCAGAAATTATGAATGCTTTGCGTGTAGGATACTTAGATGCCTTGACAGGCACACCTGAGAATATGCTTAAGTTCTCTAAGGATCTAGAGCAAAATAAAGCAATGCAAAATACTTTCAATGTTCTTTTTGGAGGAACACCTCAAAAGGAAGCTATTGAGGCTATGAACAATGCAGCTAAGTTAGGACTTATTGCACCCTCTAGAGAAGCAGGATTTAATATGGCTACCGCAGGAGCTATGAAAAGTCTTGCCGGAGCAGCTGCATTATACGGTTCAGGTTATATTATTCTTTTAAACCCTGAGCAACAACAACAAGCTAAGGACAACTTACCCGGTGTTCTTGTCACAGCTGGTGGACTTTTGTTATCTCAACGTAACTTAGCTAAACTGTTGCTTGATCCTAAGGGTGCTAAATCATTGAAGTTTGTAGCTACTGCTAAGGATAAACTTTCTAGTCCTACGGCATTCACTAAGTTGGTAATTGAACCAATGAATAATATCTTAAATACTCCTGTGTCGTTTGAACAGAATCCTTTTCAAATTAAAAGTGAGTACGATATTTCAAACTTACCTATTAAGTAACCCCTATGAAGAGGCTAACTCTAGCCCTTCTCATCATCTTTACGAGTTTTATAGCTACGGCTGGCTTCGACCCTAATGCAGATAGATGTGTTAAGTGGACATGGAGGTGGGCTGCTGACTATAAGACTCGTATTGTCGTATGTCTAGAATGGAAGAAAGCAGACAAGAAATGATTGATCCTCTAACAGCTCTAGCAGGTATACAGTCAGCAATTAGCATGGTCAAGAAGGCAGCAGGTGTTGCCAATGACTTAGGCTCTCTTGCACCTATGATTGCTAAGATGTTTGATGCTAAGAGCGTAGCTACAAAGGCTATGCTTCAGGCTAAACAATCTGGTAAAGGTTCCAACATGGGGACTGCATTACAAATTGAGATGGCACTAGAGCAAGCCAGAGCCTTTGAAGAAGAACTTAAGATGCTCTTCATGCAGACAGGCAAGATTGATGTCTGGAACAAGATTAAAGCTAGGCAAGCTGAGATGGACTTAGCTGATGCTAAGGAGCTAAGTGCTTTGAAGAAGGCTGAGAAAGCAGCTAAGGAGAAAGAACAAGAGATGAATGAGATAGCCATGATTATTGGTGGTGTTTTCTTTGTACTCTTCTTAGTCTTTGTTGGTGTCAACGAGTTAGTTAACTTCTGTGCAACTACTCAAAGGTGTGGCAGGTGAATGAATACCAGAAGACATTTGACCTATGCCTAAAGATATTTGTCTATGGACTTGTAGCTCTGTACTTCTTAGGCTTCCTTAAGTTTCTCCCTGATGATCTTTCTGACAAGATTGTTTCTTTATTATTATCTAAGATAGGACTTTAATGTTATCACTATTCTCGACCCTTGGTGGTCTACTAATCTCAGGTCTACCTAAACTATTAGACTTCTTTCAGAACAAAAACGATCAGAAGCATGAGTTAGCATTAGCGCAGATTCAAGTTGAGATGCAGCTTCAGATGATGGCTCAAGGGTTTGCAGCTCAAGAGCGTATGGAAGAGATACGTACAGATCAGATTGCAATGCAGACTGATGCTGAGATGACTGTAGCAGCTTACGACCATGACAAGAAGATTATGGACAAGTCTAGTCGTTGGGTGGTTAACTTTGTAGGTACTGTACGTCCTATCGTTACTTATATCTTTGTATTGGAGCTATGTGCTATCAATGCTTGGATTGCTTACTATGTCTACTCAAACCCTCACTTAGTTTTAAACATGAGTGACTTGATAGCTTTGTCTGACATTATCTTTAGTTCAGATGAGATGGCTATGCTGGGCGGTATCATAGGTTTCTGGTTCGGTTCACGTAGTTGGGCTAAGAAATGAAGTTAAGCAATACTGGAGCTAATTTGATGCACCAGTATGAAGGATGCAGGAATAAGCCTTACCTGTGTCCTGCTCATATCTGGACTATTGGTTACGGTCATGTACTCTATCAGGAACAGATACGCTTACCAATGGTAGCTAAGGAGGGACAATCTACGATGATTCGTAAGGAGTTCCCATTGAAACAGGAGGATAACCGTGTATGGTCTAAAGAAGAGATCGAGAAACTATTCGCAGATGATGTCAACCTTTTTGAACGTGGTGTTCTACGACTTGCTCCTACTTTATCTGGTCATCAAGGGGCTTTCGATGCGTGCGTCAGCTTTGCCTTCAATGCCGGACTGGGCAATTTTCAGCGTTCTACTATTCGGATGAAGATCAATAGAGGTGAATGGAAGGATGCTGCTGAAGCTTTCATGCAGTGGACTAAGGGAGGCGGTAGAGAACTCCCCGGTCTAGTTAAACGAAGGAAAGCTGAAGTAATATTATTCCTAACTAGCTTTAAAGATACAGAAGAAGAATAAGTATACAAATGTAAAGTTTAAGTTTACAATTACAAAAAAGAAGCCCCAAAGGATCACTCCTAAGGGGCTTTTTAGTGGATTATCCTTGTATATCTGTCACTTCAATGCTGATTAATCAAGGATAAATGCTAGGGTTATAAATCCTATGTGTAAGTAGATGACTTGGTTAGCTTCCTCTGACATCTTATCATTCTCATCCATGATATAAAGTTCATCAGCTTCTATGCCAAAGACTAAACCAGTCTTGAACTCAAAGTCAAGTATCATATCTCACACGCACCAGCTGTGCAAGCTAAGGTCTGAGCACCTTCTACGTTGTCAGTACCTTCAACCAGTTTGTCCCAATCAATACCAGCTGGCATAGCAGCAACCATTGCATGATACTCTTCTTCGGTCATGGCCTCATAAGGAGCTTGTCGGTATGTTCCACCATCCATCGGTAAGAAGCTTACACCTGTAATCTCATCAAAGTTATTCCATACCCATGCTCCAACTTCAGGCCACTCAGTCTCAGTCACTGAAATAGTCACTGAAGGCTTATGCTCACAGTAGTGACGCTGGAACAAGAGCCACAAGCGCAGGTGCTTGATAGCATTCAAGTCTTCACGCAGTACAGCACCTTCTTCAACTCGCATGGGGAAGCTAAAGATAGTTGTGCTATCAGGCTTCATCACACAAGCTTCAGACGGGAACCCTTGAGATTGCAAGAATGCAGTCAGAGGGTCTTTGTTATCAGATCGTACACGACGAATAAAGTACTGACTGTGCTGAGGATGGATGCCAGAAGCAGTGCCCGTAAGCTGCGAGACTGTGCCTTCAGGCTTAATTGCAGTGATGGCAGCACTACGATTAATCCCAATAGCGTCAGCCAACTGAGCGTTAGTATCAATAGCCACATTCTTAAGTCCTTCCAAAATAGCTGGTAGTTCAGCGTTATCAGGGTCATTGAGTAAAGCATTGTCCAAGATACCAGTCATAGACACACCCAGCAAACGCTCATCTTCAGTGTTTGTCTGCCACACCTTACGCAGGTACGGGAAGTTAGTCATCGTCGATTGAAAAGTCCCCAGAATAGTAGCCAAGCGCACTTTATTCCGTAGAGTATCCACACTATCATCGCTCCGAACAATAACAGAAGACAGATTACAGAATTGATAAGGTCTAAGGATAATCTCACTGCAAGGGTTTGTACCCCACTCTTTACCCAATTCCCTACGTCCACTCTTAGCTGCTTGAAGTTCACTTGCATAACGGTTAAAGATACCTCGCTCTCCAGAATGTGATTCATAAATGCTTGACCACTCACGCATAAACTTACCTACGTCAGGCTTGACTTCGTAGATTGCACTGTTGTTAGCCAAGGCACGTTGACCATTACCGTCCCACCAGTTACCAGCTTTAGCGTGAGCCATACGGTCATCACTCAAGTCTGACAGGGAGATCATTGCTGATCGTCGTACACCGCCAACAACCACGACCTCTCCGACCTTACATAGAATATCGTGTGCTTCAAGCGAGGTGAGCTTCCGTCCAACCGCTCCACGGAACTTTGCAACCACATACTTGAAGAGGTCGACAAGGGGTTGTGGCCCTGATGCTCTTCCACCGAAAGTCTTGAGTCTCGCTCCTGCCGGACGTACACCCGAAACATCCCACTTAGGCACTTCTCCAGCGTATAGCAAGGCAATGACTTGTCGTAAGGCTTTAGCCCATCCCTCTTTGGAGTCCTTAACATTAATGACAGTGCCACTATTGTACAACTCAACTGGAATCTCAGGTAACTTAGATACATACTTTTGCTCCACACTAAAGCCTACACCAGTACCACACAGGAGGATGTACATAGCCTCATCAAAGGCTTTGGGATCATCAATGGGTAGGTATGAACAGTTATAGCCAGCTACGTTCTGACGCTCTAAAGCATCACCAGCTGTCATGATGCTACGCATTGATGGCACTACTTCAAGGTTAGTCACAGCAGTCTGCAGCTGTTCACGCATTGCAGTACTTAACGTGTAGTTATGCTTGTCTTGCAAGTGCTTGGTCATGAAGTCAAAGTATCGATTCACAGTCTCAGGCCAGTGCTCTCTCCGGCCTTTATCATCCAAGTAGCGAGAGTAGCGGCTCTTGCCAATGTATTCTTGGTATGGTGTCATAATAGTTGTCATTTAGTCTAGTTCCTTTATTAAATATTCTTGTTTCTTCTCAATCAAATCATCAAATCTTTCGACAAGGTCATCACTCTGGAGTCCTAGCAGTTCCACGAGTGTGACCTCATCCAAACGCTTGAGAGCCTCTTTCAGTTCTTCAAATGTTATGTTTAACACATTCGTTGCTCCGCATACGCTTATCAATCTCTCTGTCAATGTACCACTTAGCCTTCTTCAAGTCTTCAATGGCATCTTGCTTAAGGTCACAACGCCAGATGTACTTGATTGCATTTCCCAAATTAAAGCCCATGTGTTCTGTAACTTGGATACATTCAATACCTGAGGGATGTTCTGTGTAGTGCTTAGGCTTATGAATATTATCAGTAGCCCATTCACTATGGTCTGAGTCTACCCATTCTTTAATGGCTTCACTGAGAGGTTTAGCTGCTTCTCTAATGAAAATGCTACGATTAACCCACTTATCATAACCTTCACAGTCATTGCAGGGGTGTATTTTACCATCTAGTTCACTGTAAAAGCAAGTTCTACATTCCTTTTCAACCATATTTCCTCCCTAAATACTCAACGCTTAAGAACATTTCATCGAAGTGTCCATCCTGTACTTCATTCATCATCAGTAATCCCCTCCAGTGTCTGTTACTTAGTTGATCCATATAACTCTCATCGTGTAGATAGTAAGAGCCAACGATGATAGCACAAATAGGCTTCCCATCAGCACGCTTACCATAGGCAATTTGCTTTCCTTGTTGGTGTCCTGCAACACAAGACATATGAAGCTTGTTAATGATAGCACTAGCAGCACCTGCTGGACGTCCCATTGCACCAACAGGCCAATAATGGTTAAAGCCAACACCATTAATGAACACAGGATGAAGAAACCCGTGTACTTCCCAATCTTTCTCATACTCAAGATCCTTTGTAGATATTAAGCCTTCCAGTGTAGGATTGTTATTGACAGCCCTATCGATACGGTTCTCATGGTTGCCTAGAGTCATCACCATACGAGGCTTGTACACCTTGTGTTTAGATTCCTTCTGAGCCTTCTGAGCTTCCCTCAAAGGAGCCAGTAACAACTTCATGGCCTCCTTAGCAGCTTCAACGTCCTTCTTGTAGCGTAGACCTTCAAAGTACTTACTCCCCTTGATGTCGTGGCTACTAAGGCTTGGCATATCTGCAAAGTCACCTATGTTAACCACCACATCAGGTTTGTAATCGACAATGGCTTTACCAGCCCATGTCAAGTGCTCCAAAGGTACACCCTCTTTAATCTGACAGTCCGGGATGACAAGTATCTTCATCGATGTCCTTTCCTCTGATTGTTAGTCTCTCACCTTCACGTAAGCCAGCTTTGATGGCCTCTAAGATACCAAAGCTTAAGAGTGCTTGAGCTTCTTCAGGAGTTAAGTCAAACTGATACGTAGCGTCACCATTCTCATGTTCTTTAATCAGCTCTACGTTCATTTTCAGCCTCCTTCAGGAACTCTTCAGCATCTACACGAACCATAAAGTAACCCAAGCAGATACCAATGGCTTCATTGACTTTCAAGTTCTCAGCAATGTCTTCAGGATGGTTACTGAATCCACCGTTGATAGTATTCATGTAAGACTCTTTGAGCTTACTAACTACCAACACATCTGTGAAGTCATCCCAAGCATTACGAAGATCAGCTGACTTCTCAAGTTCTTTAATAAGGTTATCCAACATAATTAATTACCTCTTTCTTTTAACCATGACAGTGGAATATCTTTATCAGCATACTTGAATCCATGCTTAGTGCACCAATCCCCGTATGTAGTTTGGCTTATCTTTGAAAGCTTAGACCTAGAGTTACTGAAGACAAATCTAATATCAAGTTCAGGATGTTGTTCCTTCACCATCAAGTGTTTCTGTCTATCAGCAGTAACGAACCTTCCCTTGCTCTCAATGATAATACCATTCTTAAGTAGAAGAAAGTCAGGAGTGTATGTACGTTTCTTCTCAGGCTGCGTATATGCAATCACTAGCTTCTCATACTCAAATGGAATACCTAAGGCTG